GGCATCAAAGGGCACGGTGTAGTCGCTATAGACGAAACCCCCTGGAGATCCTTCGAGCATATAGAGCGTTTAGAACACATCTGTAAAATCGTTCTGGCCTCTGGGAACTATTAATGTTAATAATAATCTATACCTTGGTGATGGTACAAATCACCATAGCCTGTGTCACTCTCTACTTACATAGATCGCAGACACACAGAGCAGTTAGTTTTCATCCAGCAGTAGCACACTTCATGAGATTCTGGTTATGGTTGACCACAGGAATGGTCACCAAAGAATGGGTGGCAATACACCGCAAACACCATCAGGCCGCAGACACTGAACAGGATCCTCACAGTCCTCGGGTCTACGGAATATGGCGTGTGTTATTTGGAGGTGCTTTCCTATATCACGAAGCCAGTAAAAATAAATTGATGATCGAACAATTAGGGCAAGGTACGCCCAACGATTGGATCGAAGAACGCTTATACACCCCGCACAGCCGCCTAGGGATTCTCATAATGTTGATCATAGATCTTGTTCTTTTTGGCCCTTGGGGATTCGTGGTCTGGGGTGTACAGATGATTTGGGTTCCGTTCTTTGCTGCCGGAGTTATCAACGGTGCTGCCCACTGGTGGGGTTATCGCAACAGACCAGCCGAAGATACCAGTCGTAACTTATGGCCTTGGGCATTCTGGATCGGCGGCGAAGAACTTCACGCTAATCATCACGATGATGGCGCCAGTGCCAAGTTCAGCCAGAAGCCTTGGGAATTTGACATAGGTTGGTTGTACATCAGGATATTGATGTTTTTTAAACTGGCCAAACTTAGAACACAATAAAAAAAGGACCCGAAGGTCCTTTTTTATTAGAAGCAAATCTAATTACTTCTTTACGCCTTGGTTAACGAAAGCGTACATCTTTTCTGCGGTTTCAAGAACTTTGTCTAGACCTGGAAACTCAGGCATGCCTACTGTGGTAACGATCTGACCTGTTTTGTCATCGCGTTGTGCCGACATTTCCCAGCCTTGCCACTTGTATGTGAACTCTTGGGCAACGATGTCCTTGGCTTCTTTGAGGATCTCTGTGCGGATCTCGTAACCGTTCTTGTTGAACTTAACTTCTGGTGTTTTTACTTCGGGTAATGTGTAGTTAGACATTTCATTTCTCCTTTAGTGTGTGAGTGTCTAGTTGGCTTCTTTTTCTACTTTGTAGGGAGCCCGTGAAGCCTGCTCCTTCTGCGGACACTGTGACATCTCCGCGGAATATTTAGCAAGATCGATGGCATTGCGCACCAACATCTTGGCGAAATCTGTTTGGGCTTGTATATAACGATCTGCTACGGCACGTAACTGCTCGTCTTGTATAATCCTGTGGAACACCGATTGCTTGGTGCTCTGAATCGTGTCGATGAAAAATTCTGGTGTAAACATTATGTTCTCCGTGTGTGTCTTACTATTATATATCTTTTTTTTAGTTCAGCAAGATATTTATGGCAAAAACTCTCGATTTAGTTCCCAATTGAGATAGTACCATCGCCAACCAGGGCCATATCTCTGTTTGTAATAAACTTCGATCCATGGATCCCATAAAGCCAGATATCGTTCAAACACCCTTCTCACCTAGCATCAAGCGTCTGGCTTCTTCAAATTTATTTTGACGAACCAGTGTGGTAGCCTCTCGGGCCAACGCTATACTCTCAATAAAAGACATCAACCATTTCATTGATAACCTCCTAAAGAGCCGTTTTTCTTGTAGCAGGCCAAAATTCTTTCTGCTCGCCGCATCTGTGCGTCCGTGACATAATCTATTAAAGATTTAAAAAACTTCTTAACCATCTGTGTATCTCCTTGTGTATCAGTATTTATACTGATATTGTGCAAACGCACAATAACATGGATTTGACACTATATAAAAGTTCTTGTAATATTGATGATAGATCAGTTAAATACATCATATAGCCGAGACTTATATGAAACTTAAAACCAGAAGTATTCTGCAGGAATTAAACAGCATAGCCGAAGTTCGTAGCACTGATGCTTTGATTGAAAGTAGAGCCACTAATATTATTAATTCTGCTATCAATCTGCTAGAAAGCATTCATAAAAACTATGATTCGGATCAGGCTCATGAATTAGAACGCAGATTGATCAATGCTATCAAAGGTCAAGATCCTTCTAAATTCATTCGGGGAGTTCGCAGAATCGCCGAAGATCGCAGGCAAAAACGTAAACTAGAAGAATCTAAAGATGAGTAATCTATTTGAAGGCGGCAATGTATTCAAAGGTCCGGACAAAGAACCGCTGACCCGTAGAATCAATCGCGAAGAAATTCCATCTACTATCGCTTTCTTAGAAAAAGAGACCGGCGTAGATTTCACCACGGACAAGGACGAAGAGGGCGTTCCTATCAAATGGCTAGGTACCACGGGCCGTAAAGCAGACAGCGGAGATTTAGATCTCAGCGTCGATGCTAACGAATTAGATAAAAAAGAGTTTGCTGCCAAACTAGTTTCTATATTCGGCAAAGACAGCGTCAAACTCAGCGGTGACAGTGTGCATTTAAAAACTCCTATCAACGGAGATCCGGCCAACGGATTCGCACAGACCGATTTTATGTTTAGCACTAATCCTAAATTTCAACAAGGAAGCATGCTAGGCGGAACAGCAGATAGTCCATATAGAGGAGAACACAGGCACATTCTTCTTTCCAGCATCGCTAGAGCCAGAGGATTAAAGTATAGCCCTAAATTTGGTCTCGTTGATCCCGAAACCAACGAACCTATTACAGGTGGCGACGATTGGAATAAAATCGCGAAAGATCTGCTAGGACAGACTGCTACGGTTAAAGATATTCGTTCAGTCGAGTCTATTATCAACTACATCAAGAAACTTCCCAATTACGAAGAACTGATCGCAGCAGCGAAAGACACATTAGGAAAGCAAGGAGTTGAACTTCCGCAGAAAGAAGCACTAGAGCATTATACTCCTAACAGTCCTGCTTGGATGCGTAAAATCATAGATATTGTAAAATGAGATATTGGGAATTATTATTAGAAGATGAGGCACCTGCTCCTAAAAAAGTAGGGAGAGAATTCAATCACCTTGAGGATCTAGTATTCACAGAACCAGGTGGAGCAAAACGTGCCGTTGAAGTTCTCAAAGGATTGAGCAGCCCTGAGAAAAAGATATCGATCAAATGGGACGGTAACCCCACTGTGTATTGGGGGCGTGATGAAGACGGTACCTTCCGCATGGTAGGCAAGAACAACTGGGGTCGTGAAGAAGGTAAGAGCGGCAGTCCGGAAGAATTAAAATCATTTATTATGAGCCGCGGCAAGGGCGAAGATTGGCGTGAAAAGTTTGCCGGCGATATGGCAGCGATGTGGTCGATATTCGAAAAAGCCACCCCCGCAGATTTTCGCGGATATGTCTACGGAGACATATTGTTCCATCCAGGCAAGCCTTATGAAGGAGCAGATGGTAGGATGAGTTTTACTCCGAACCAGACTACCTATTCTGTCAAAAGCACCAGCGAAGTTGGACGTAGAATCGCGAGAGCCAAAGTAGCGGTGGCTGCGCATAAAGTGTTTGAATACTTCGGTGACAAGAGCGGACAGGATTTCGCAGAACCTGAAATATTTGCCGGCAATCCAGAACTAGTGATATTTGGGCAGACTTATACGTCTACTCAACCAGCGGTCAACGCTGACAATCTAGCAACTATCGAAAAATTAACAAATCAAATAGGGCCTAAGATCGACAAACTACTAGCACCTGTTCCGGGCCTGAGCGATCTACAGACCATAATCTATACCTTCGTTAATAATCAATCAAAGGCCAAAGCATTAGATAAAATAGATACAGGTAGTTTCTTTGAATGGCTTCAGGGCAGTAAAGTCAGTCCGGGCAAGCAGGCAAAAATCTCTGAATTGAACACTGCTAATTCTGGAGTGATGGATGGAATGTTTTCATTGGTCGTGGAATTAATGAAGGCCAAAGATGAAGTTATCCGAGAATTAGATCAAGCCGAAGGTGATATCACTGCGCACACAGGAGGTAAGCCCGGCGGCGAAGGATACATCAGCACTGACGATGCGGTAAAACTAGTGCCCAGAGATCGCTGGACCCCATTTAGGCCCGATTAACGGTCTAAACTCGGGGTTTTTTCCAAAATCGCTAAATACATTTAAGAGTCGGGCGACTCTTATAATTGCCGGTCCCTGAGCGGGATCATATGATTGAGGAGAAAATATCATGGCAGCAGTAACAAGAGTAAATCCCACAGCAGTAGCTCGTGGTACAATTCAGTACACATCAGAACTAACATTCTACAAAGTAGTTCTAAATGGTTCTGGTCTAGCAGTAGCAGCTTCAGACGCAGCAGCAGCAAAGATTTCCGATACACTGGGTTCTATTGCTCGCTTGTTCCAGTTCAAGTCAACTGGCTTAGAAATTTTTATGGTAGCTGATCGTCATAGCACAGACATCAACTCTGTTGCTACTATGATTGCTAAAGTACTAGACACAGGTACATTCACAGTATCTGGTGGTGTTGCAACACTTAGCGATACCAATACCGTAACAGTTACAGTACCTACAGATTTAGAAGGTATGTAATCAGTAATTTCCTAGGGATGGGAAGTGGGGCGGAATTAATTTTCCGCCCTTTTTTTATCTCTGTAAATAGTAGCATATTATGGAACGCTACCGAATCATCACCTTAGTGGATATCACCAGGAGCAAAGCTTCTAGGTCAGAAACAGACAAAATCAAGATAGGACAGCAGGCTAATTTTAACAGCCTTCTGCAAGCGATCGGTATACGTGCTAACATAGACTGGATAAAAGATCCCCATATGAAAGTTGGTAGATTACCTTTGCCAGCGGAAGGTCATGCTGCCTATTGGGTATGGGACTTTGAAACCGAACGAGATTTAGTCTATGCCACGACAGATGATCCTGTGGGACTATTGAAAACCGACCTGCATGGTGTTCCGATAGTCGATGGGCTAAATAATACTGAGATCTTAGATCCTGCGATATTCCAAGTCAGAGGCCCAAAAACCAATATTTGGATATCTGAATTAGACACATTTGAATAAATACACATAACACAGGCAAATCATTAGGCGATTACTATTAGGCACATGTCCGGAGCGGACCTTGACTTAACTTAGGAGACAGCCTTAGATGGCCACAGCATTAGCAACCAAGACCGTCGTAGAACGAGTCAGCGTATTAGAAACCAAAGTAGAACACATCGATGAAAAACTCGACGATCTCAAAGTAGACGTCAAAGACATGCACGACTGTTTGGATCGGACCAGAGATCTGTTAGACAGCAAAATGGAAGAAATGCTGAGTGAATATCGCAGCAACAGAGATAAATTCTATGAGCATGCGAATGCTCTCCATGATGAAGATAGACAAGCACATGCGATGTTAGCCAGTAAAGTTGAAGAAATCGAAAAATTTAAAAACAAATGGATGTATCTTGGGCTAGGGGCCGCGGCTGCATTGGGATGGGCATCCCATGTAGATTTTAAATCGATCGCTCAGATGTTCGGATTATAATAATCCATGAACTTAAATAAGGACCATAGGTCCTTTTTTTATGGCTGACATTTCTAAACGATTAGATAAATTCATAAGATCTACACAGAAAAAACTGATACGATCAGATCAAATTCTTCCCATCAAAACAGATGAAGGAATATTAGTCGGCGACGTATTGATAATCAGCGAGGGAAATTTAAAACACATTAAAAAAAGAGATGAGATGCTGTATGTCAATGTTTATCTCAATGCCGTGGCAATAAAATTAGCCAATATATCTTATAGGAATCCTGGATCTATCGAGGCACAGAAAATATATGCAGCAGATCAAGATTACGGTCGTTGGTTCGTCGACAGCCAGATATTGAGAACCCAACACCAAAAGGCCATAGAAAAACGGGACTATGACCGTGCCGACATGTTGTATTCTCGTTATATAGAAAGCAGAAATAGGGCAGAAAAGTCCAAAAATCTCGCTAGAAATTTAACAGATGATTGAATAAATAATAGATAATTCTGGATCAGATAATATGAAAACCACAGACCTTTTTAAAATTAACAGATCGAGCAAAAGATTGAACGAAAGCATTCTCAAACTTTTTGGAAAAACAGTTAATTTAGAAGACTTCGATCTTCATCAGTTGCAAGACGCGAGAAACAAACTGCGCACACAGGTGAGCCAAACAAGAAGCAGCAGCGGATTCAACGAAAATCTAGAAAATGATGCTTTGCATCAGGCTCAGTTCATGTTAGATGCCATCAATGCTGAAATCGCAGAGCGTGATGAGAACATCATCGAATCTGATGTAGAAGAAGGCGGGGAAGACGAAGAGGATGTTCCACCAGAAGTTGAAGCAGCGATTGAAAAATTCCTTGCAACGAATCCTAAAAACGGAGACGATTTACAAGCATTTCATCACAAGGCTATCAGCGATAAAAACAAAGATCTCGATAACTACCTAACTTTTTTGTATGATTACGTAGCAGACCAGACTGGCGCAGGCGGTACTGAAGAAGCCGGAGTGTATGATGAAATGCTAGACATGTTACATCAGATGATCGCCGATAAAGGCTGGAGCGAAGGTGTTGATGAAGGAATGAGTGATGTGGATATCGATCTGCAGAGCTTGGCTAATCGAGGCGACGAAGAAGATTTAATCGCTGCTTTAGATGGTGATTTGGGTCCAGGCACCGCAGATGTCCTAAAAGACATGATGGAAGAACTTAAAGACGAGCTAGCATCTAAAGGCATGACGGATGTCATCAACGACGATGACAAGATGATCGAGATGCTGTGGGACAAGCTGGTTGACGAATACGGCGGTGATGATGAGTATAATGATGACGGTGATATGGACAGCAGCGATGCAGATGCCGACGCACTGAAATCAGCAGGCTTCGGTTCAGATGAAGATTACGAAAGTGTTCAGAACGAAGTGAGCCCGCCGGGATTCAAAGGCACAGTCAAAGCCATGAAGAAGCATGATGAAATAGACAATCCTTATGCTCTGGCATGGCACATGAAGAAAAAAGGTTACAAGAGCCACAAGAAAGCAGATGGCTCTGATAAGAACGAATCAGTCGAACAAGGAGAAGACATGACTACATTACGTGAAGGTGAGATCCAACAGGCCAGTGCGATCGTCACCGCGAAAACGATGGTTGACAGAGTTGGCCGTTGGATCGAAGAACTTTCTGGCATGGAGAACGATACTCTATTGCAGTTAGGTGATTCCATCCGTGACGAAATGGGTCAAGAAGCCGCGAAGAATTTTATCTCTACAGTTGCTCCTGCTATCCAGCAGGCATTGGAAAATCTCAAAGGTGCTCGTGAAACATTATCCACCGGTGTTCGCGCACTAACAGGTGAAGAGCAGCCAGCAGAAATGTTAGGTGCTGAGCCCGGAGCCGAAGGTGATATGGCTGCGGCACCTCCGGATGAAATGAACATGCCTGCTGAAGAGCCAGCCGCTCCAGCCGCAGGTGATGAATTTGCAGCAGCAGAACCGGCCGCAGGCGGTGTCGAAGCAGCCGGAAGAGAACAAAGAGAAAGCATCAATTATCAAAGCCGTTTATTAAAAGTGTTAGCAGGCTAATGAGATTTTCAGATATCATAAATGTAGGTGATCACCTACAGGTAAAAGAACTTGCACCGCCAGCGCCCGGAACGATGCCTGCACCTGCTCCAGGTGCAGCACCAGGGGCTGCTCCTCAGCAGTCAGGCCAACCTCCCGGAGGCATGGATCCTGCTCAGGCAGCCTTGGCAGCGAAACAGATGCAGGATCAAAAAAAACAGTTGCAGGATCAGATTAAACAAACTGAACAGCAATTGGCCGAATTAAGAAAACGTCTGGCAGAATTAGGATGAGATTTTTTGAATTTGCCGGTGATGACGGTGTAGATAAATTTGTTATGACTCTCCGCAATTATATTGGAAGAGCAGCATCTAAAAAAGCACCGGCAAAACTAAACTGGAATGGTTTACAACAAGTTTTAAGGAGCAACGGCTTCGAAGTCTCTGCCGATTATGAAACATTCAAAGCCATGTATGATGCTAGCCCTGCGATACAGGGATTGGTTAAGAACTTCAATGATAAAGGTATAGAACTGAATGTTCCGGGCGCACCCGACACAGAAAAAGAACCCACACAAGGAACTGGTCAGACTAGCCAAAGTGCTGTAGATCAAACGGCTGCTTCGGCAGCAGCAGGACAACTAGCCCAAAGTCAACAAACTCCTCAGGTTTGACAAACCCAGAATAATCCTGTAATATATATAGGATGCAGATACAATATACTCCTCCTCCATTTGTAGAAAAGTTTCAGTACAAAAACTGTCAACAGATCAACGATCCAGTAACACGTAAGCGTGTATATCTAACTCCCGACGGAGAAAGCCTACCCAGCGTTACAACTATTCTCGGCGCCACCAAAGATATGACAGCACTTAACGAATGGAAGAAACGCATAGGAGAAGAAAAGGCTCGCCAGATTACCACAGAAGCCGCAGGAGTAGGCACCGCCATGCACAGCAACCTAGAAAAATTCATCGCCGGCGTACAAAGACAACCAGGAAATAATCCTGTGCATGTGCAAGCCAACGCCATGGCTGATGTTATCATAGAAAATGGACTTAAAGATGTCAATGAAGTATGGGCTATGGAACAGAGTTTGTATTTTCCAGGACTGTATTCAGGGACTACTGATCTGGTAGCAGTATATAAAAATAATCCTTGCATCGCAGATTACAAACAAACCAACAAGCCTAAAAAAGAAGAATGGGTCGAAGACTATAAAATGCAGTTGGTGGCTTATATATTAGCACATAATGAAGTCTACGGCACAGACATCCGTGAAGGACATGTGTTTATGTGCAGCCGTAATTGTGAATATCAACAGTTTGATCTGTGGCCTACTGATTTTAACAAATACCAAGATCTTTGGCTGGATAAGGTAGAGGAGTACTATCTCAGCCTAAGATAAATACTCTATAAAGTTAGAGGATCATATCGTGGCTGTTGTACAAATTTCTAAAATACAGGTCAGAAGAGGCCAAAAAAATACAGGTATTGGTGTACCACAGTTGAGCTCTGCAGAATTCGCGTGGGCCATTGACAGTCAAGAATTATTCATCGGAAATGGATCTGTGGCAGAAGGGGCTCCGTATGTTGGAAATACAAAGATCCTCACAGAACACGACAACATTCTGGAACTAGCATCTAGTTATCAATTTGCAGAACCGGAACCTTCTATCACACTCAGCGTTCCTAGATCTCTTCAAACAAAATTAGATGAATTTGTCAGCGTCTTAGATTTTGGAGCGATCCCAGACGGCAGCACTGATAATCTAAATGCTTTTGAAAATGCCATGAACGAATTGTTTAGAAATCTAGACAGCAAGTTTAAAAAAATACTATACATACCCAATGGCAGATATGTTTTTGCTGGAAATCTCAGGATCCCCAGTACTGCCATTTTGCAAGGTGAAACTAGAGATGGAGTCATATTAGAATTTAATTCTAATAACATATTGTTTGTAGGCAGCAATGGCGAAGAGGTAGCGGAATTTACCAGCACCAATCGTCCTCGAAACATAAAAATTTCAGATTTAACAGTCAGTCGAGGTATCGGCCAAACTGATATTACCGGAGTAGCCGATTCGATTTTTGAAAATATCAAATGGATTTCGGAATATGAACTAGGAGATACATTCACAGGATCTATATCTTCTCAGACTGCCGCGGTAAAATGGGAAAACAGTTTATCGGGAACCAAAGTGACAGATATCAAGTTTCGTAATTGCATCTGGGATTCGAACCTTTTGTCAGTGAGATCTGATCAAATTACAGTAGATCCTAGCAGTCCGCCGATATATGACACACGCATATATTTTGAAAACTGTCAATTTTCAGTAGGTCATACAGGAATATTGATAAACGGAATCAATAACCAAGGAAATCGTTGGAACATTGACGACTGTCAATTTGAAGAGATGTTTGCTAGAGGTTTCGTATCTAGCCATGGAATTGGAACTAAGATACGAAGAACATCGTTCATCAATTGCGGCAATGAAACTAATTCTGCATCGAATCCGATCACAGATATCGTATCATTTGGTCAGGTTAAAGAAAATATTGTCATTGATTGTTCGATCAATAGGCATCAGCAAGGTGGATTTACTAGCGTATCCACTAAAGGTGCTGAGACAGAAGTTCTAAATTCGAGCAGGACCAGTTTGGTCGATATGAATTATGCAGAAATCTATTTTTCTAATAGTTTTAGACCACTATCCGTTTTTAGCGCCTATAACAGATATACCTATATAGATTATGTCTTAAACTTAGGTGTGCATTCGAGATCTGGACAGATCGTTATCATGGTTCCGGAAGATCAAGGATCGATATCTTTTACAGACAATTACGCATATTCAACCCCGTTTATAACAGACCCAGGAGGAATTCTTATGACAAATTTTCAATTTAACGTAGAATTAAAAGACAATAATGGTGATAGTGGTTTAGAAACTATATTATTGTCATATACTAATCCTCTGTCGACCGGTGCTACGGGTACTATCTCTTACTCAATCACCTACGGTGTTTGATCTTCATGGCAACGAAAGATTAACAGAATGGAAAAAATTTAGAGATGGGTTAGAATCGGATCAAGATCCATTGATTCGTGTGGCCGATCTCTGGAGCCGAGCTCCATTCGTTAATCCGTATCTCGATCCCTCTGATCCTTCCAAATGGCCGGATCCTTGGCATTTAATTCTAGATCTTAAATTAGATGATCTTGCTATTTGTTTAGGAATGCTGTACACTTTGAAATTAACACAGCGGTTTATGGATACCAATTGCGAGATACATACGTCTATGCTTCCGAAAGATCATAATAAAAGATTTTTTTTAGTAGTGGATCATACCCATGTATTAAATCTTACGCCGCGCATAGTTGATGATCGAACCTTATTTGATCAAATGCCTACAGACAAAATTTGGGCCGGTGACGAATTACCATAAATATCAGACTTTAAGAGACATAGATGATTACAGTAATTAAACGAGACGGAAAAAAAGAGCCATTGATGATCGAAAAATGGCAGGCGCAGGTTGCCAAAATCTGCAAAGGAATAGCAGATGTTAGCCAGTCAATGATAGAAATAAAAGCGCAATTACACTTTTATGATGGTATCACTACAAGGGAAGTCGACGGAATAACTCTTAGAGCCATCGTTGATCTAATCGATGTAGAAAATAATCAAGATGTGGGACATACCAATTATCAATATGTAGCAGGGAAGCAACGTGTATCGATGTTGAGAAAGGATGTGTATGGTTCCTACGAACCTCCCCGCCTCTATGATATCGTAAAACGTAATGTCGAAGTCGGACTTTATACACCAGAACTTCTAGAATGGTATAGTGAGGATGACTGGGACAAGATGGATGAAATTATTGATCATAGCAAAGATGAGGAATACAGTTATGCAGCCATCGAGCAATTGATAGAAAAATACCTTGTAAGAAATAGAGCAACCAAAGAAATCTACGAGACACCTCAGGTTCGATACATTGTGGCTGCTGCCACAGTATTTCACAAAGAAGAGCCTAATTCGGCTCGCATGCGCTATATCAAGGAGTATTATAATGCTGCTAGTGATGGTCTTTTTACTCTTGCTACTCCTGTCCTTGCTGGTCTTGGCACTCCGACAAAACAATTTAGTTCTTGTGTGCTCATTAGGAGCGATGATGATCTGGATAGTATATTCGCTAGTGGCGAGATGATGGCCAAGTATGCCAGCAAACGTGCAGGCATCGGGTTGGAGATTGGTCGTCTCCGCCCACTAGGCAGTCCCATCCGCGGCGGTGAGATCATGCACACTGGTATGATCCCATTCCTAAAGAAATGGTTCGGTGATCTACGAAGTTGCAGTCAAGGAGGTATTCGCAATGCTTCGGCTACGGTTTTCTATCCCATATGGCATCTACAGTTTGATGACCTTATCGTTCTCAAAAACAACCAAGGTACAGAAGAGACCAGAGTACGACACATGGATTATGGTGTCGTTCTATCTGCATTCTTCTGGCGTCGCTTTAAGAACAAGGAAGACATTACTTTCTTCGACCCGAACGAAGTTCCCGACTTATATGAAGCCTTCTATCGGGACACTGAATTATTCGAAGAACTTTATGTAAAATACGAACGGCGCCGCGATCTACGCAAAAAGGTCATGAACGCTGAAGATGTTTTCAAGGGTGGTATACTGAAAGAACGCACAGATACAGGGCGAGTATATCTAGTATTCATTGATAATGTAATGAACCAAGGACCTTTTGATCCTGAATATCACACGATTTATCAAAGTAACCTGTGCTGTGAGATCCTATTACCCACACGTCCATTTAAGAGATTAGACGACGATGCAGGGCGCATAGCGTTATGTACACTGGGATCTATCAACTGGGGTGCGTTCCGGAACCCAGAGGACATGCGTAGAGCCTGCAGGGTTTTACAGCGTAGCCTGTGTAACATCCTTGATTACCAAGATTTTTTAAGTATTCAGAGTAAACTATCAAACGATGAAATACAACCATTAGGTATTGGTGTCACCAATCTGGCTTACTGGCATGCCAAACGCGGATACAAATATGGAGACAAGGATGCTCTCGCAGAAGTTAAATCATGGATGGAGCATCAGTCCTTTTATCTTACAGAAGCCACGGTTGAATTGGCAAAAGAAAGAGGCAAATGCTTAGATAGCGATAAAACGAGATACGGTCGAGGAATATTTCCTTGGGAATCTCGAAATAAAAACGTTGATGAATTAACCAGTTTTCATCCGGAATTAGATTGGGAACCTTTGCGAAAAGAAATGAAAGAGCATGGTGTAAGAAACGCCACGCTTATGGCCATTGCTCCGGTAGAATCTAGCAGTGTCGTGATTAATTCTACAAATGGAATAGAGATGCCGATGAGTCTTATTACGACTAAAGAATCGAAGGCTGGATCATTTACGCAGGTTGTACCAGAATATCATAAATTAAAAAACAAGTATCAACTGATGTGGGATCAAACTGACTGTATCGGATATATTAAAACTGCCGCGGTTTTACAAGCCTATGTCGATCAAAGTATTTCAACGAATACGTTTTACAATCCTGCACATTTTCCCGATCGAAAAGTTCCAACTACTCTGATCGCTAAAAATCTCATGCAGGCACAGATATGGGGTATTAAGACTTTTTATTATAGTTTAATCAATAAGGCAGGATCTAAACAAGAAGAAATAGCCCATACAAATGGGTATCATCAGTCCAACGGTTATCATATAAACCCTGATGAATTATTAGAAGAAGATTGTGAGGCATGCAAATTATGAGTTCAGCGCAGTATAATTTAACACACGACACGGATTATCTAAATAGAAAAATGTTTTTGGATCCCGCAGGTCCAGTAACCATCCAACGTTTTGAAGAAGTCAAATATAAAAAGATCGCGGATTTTGAGACCACGGCTCGCGGATTTTTTTGGCAACCCGAAGAGATCAGTCTTACCAAAGATGCACAAGATTTCAAAGATGCATCTGATGCTGTCAAGCATATCTTTACCAGTAACCTTTTAAGACAAACTGCGCTCGACAGTTTACAAGGTCGCGGTCCTAGTCAGATCTTTACACCTGTAATATCATTACCGGAGTTAGAAGCCCTTGTTTACAATTGGACCTTTTTTGAAACGAATATTCATAGTCGCAGTTATAGCCATATCATCCGGAATATCTATAATGTTCCTAAAGATGTTTTTAATACCATCCATGATACTAAAGAAATTGTGGATATGGCTTCAAGTGTGGGGAAATATTACGACGATCTACACCTTATTAACTGCCGGAAAGAGATGGGTGAAACGATTTTGGAAAAAGACCATGTGAAGGCTATCTGGATGGCGCTGAATGCTTCTTACGCCCTAGAAGCATTCCGCTTTATGGTATCATTTGCCACAAGCCTTGCTATGGTAGAGAACAAGATCTTCATCGGTAATGGCAACATCATCGGATTGATCCTACAGGACGAATTACTGCACAAGGGCTGGACTGCCTATTTGATAAATCAGGTGGTCAAAGATGATGAAAGATTTGCAGCAGCCAAACAGGAATGTGAAGGTGAAGTTTATAAAATGTATCTAGATGTGATCACCGAAGAAAAACAATGGGCTGATTATCTATTCAAAAAAGGGCCGGTGATCGGGTTGAATGCTGCCATCCTTAAAGATTTCGTAGATTACACCGCAGTAACAGCATTGAAGGAGATTGGAATTAAGTATCAACAGGCTGCTCCTAGATCTACTCCTATCCCTTGGTTCAACAAGCATTCGGACACCAGTAAGAAGCAAACTGCTCTGCAGGAAAATGAAAGCACCAATTATGTCATTGGAGTGATGAGCGAAAATATTGACTACGAGGCGTTGCCGGCTATATAATTATGAATTACAAAGCTCAATACAAAATGCGTAGCCCTTTTGATTCATGGAAGAACGCTAGTTCTTTCAGTAACGAATCTGCAGCCATAGCAGAGGCATTGAGAAAAAAACGAAAAGGTGCTTTATTAGTAAGAGTAGTCGATAGTAAAGGTAGGACTATATATTCAGCATAGAAAGGAAAAAAATGAAAGCAGTAGTTTGGAGCAAATATAATTGTACTTTCTGCGATCAGGCCAAAGCCTTGTTAACGCAACAAGGTATAAAATTTGAAGAAAGAAAAATCGGCGACGGTTACACCCGCGAAGAACTTTTAGAAATGGTTCCGGGTGCGAGAACTCTACCACAGGTTTTTCTAGATGAAAAATTAATCGGTGGATTCACAGAATTAAAAGCGTATTTCGCAAAGGAAAAACATGTTAATTGACAAGGGATTGACTGACGGGTCAGTGGTTACGATAAAATTGGTAAACGGCGAAGAGATCATAGCCAAGTTAGTAGAAACGACTGCGACTGGATATAAGATCTCAAAACCGCTTACCTTAAGCGCCGGGCAACGAGGTCTGGGCATGGTACCATTTTTATTCACGGTAGATCATGCAAAAGATCTCACTATCGATAAATCTGTGATAATGGTTATAGCAAATACTGAACAAGAATTTGCCAGCCAGTACACACAAGGTACCACGGGCATCGCCATCGCAGGTTAATCATGCCAGGTATAAGCAGAGTAGGCATCGATAAAGCAGGCGGAACTATTATAGGGCCGTTGGCGCCCACGGTATTAGCCAACGGTGTTCCGGTCACTGTGTTAGGAGCGCCAGTTGTTCCTCACGGTAAAGGACCTCATGCCGCACCTGTGATGATCACAGCCAGTTCTAATGTTTTTGCCGGTGGCATTCCTGTTTGCAAAGCAGGCGATATCGCTACCTGCGGCCATGCTACCTCTGGTAGCAGTAATGTAAACGTAAATTAATATGAAAAAACTTTTCTGGAATGTTCTAGGATTTATCAGCCTAGGTTTAGCCTATATCGGCGTGATAACTCCTGGATTTCCATACAGTATCTGGATCGTGGCAGCAGCCTATTGTTTCTCGAAAGGCAGCGAACGCATGCATAGATGGCTGTACAATCACAAATTATTTGGCCCTTTCCTCACCAATTGGGGTGAAAAGCGTGTGTTTCCTACCAAGATGAAATATTTTATGTTAGCCATGATGAGCACCAGTCTTGTCATAATGTATA